CTTTCATGATGAAGTGCGAACTTTTTATAAAAGAAAATGCCGTACCTACTGATGTTGTATGCGAAGTGAGAGTAGAAAAGAAGTATTGTAATTGGTGTGAATTAAAGGTTATAGAGGAAAGAGAAGAAGTCGTTCACGGTAAGAAAAAGAAGAGAGCTGTCAGGATTAAAAGAGTCGAGCATGATGTGTCGGCCACAATCGGGCAGATACTTACAGACAGCACTCTGGGAGCGATACTCTGCAATCCTGCGCTTGGCAAGGCATTAGAAAAGAAAACATTAAAGGAACTATTAGAAGACAAGGAACTGGGAAGAAAGCTTCTCAGCAAAGGAGGATTTAAATGTCTAATTTAAAAGAAAAAATTGCAGTAGCAGATGTATGGACAGGAAAGAAGTTAGAGAAAGATATAGCAGAGCTTAAGAGCAGTCACAGTAAAGAGGTCGAAAAGCTAAAGAGGAAAGTCGCAGAGCTCGAATATGATCTCGACAGTGTGGAAAAAGCTTTCTGGATTGGAGTGATAGGGCTTACGATATTTAATTTAGCAGTAGTTGTGATGTTTGTTTTTTAAGGAGGAAAAATGTCAATAAAAATAAATAAACTTGAGATAGAAAATGTAAAAAGAGTAAAAGCTGTAAAGCTTGAGCCGTCACAGACCGGATTAACTATAGTAGGTGGTAATAATAATCAAGGCAAAACAAGTGTACTTGATTCGATAGCCTGGGCATTGGGCGGTGCAGCGTATAAGCCTTCCAAGGCCGAAAGAGACGGCTCGGTAACTCCACCACATTTACATATAGTACTTAGCAACGGACTTGTAGTAGAGAGAAAAGGGAAGAATTCAGAGCTGAAGGTAACTGATCCGAAAGGCCAGAAGGCAGGACAGCAATTATTGGATTCTTTTGTTGAGAAGCTTGCCTTGGATTTGCCAAAGTTTATGGAAGCAAGTGACACTGAAAAAGCCAATACGCTTCTTAACATAATCGGTGTTGGAAGTCAGTTAAAAGAGTTGGAATTGCAGGAAAAAGAAATATATAATGAGCGACTTGCAATCGGCAGGATAGCAGACCAGAAGTCAAAATTTGCTAAAGAACAGGAATATTTCCCTGATGCACCAAAGGACTTGATCAGCGCTTCTGAGTTGATTCAGCAGCAACAGGAAATACTTGCAAGGAATGGAGAAAATCAAAAAAAGCGTGACAGGTTGTCAGAAATCACTTTTGAAAAACATAGAATTTTTGATGAAGCGCAAAGACTTGAAGAACAGATTAAATCATTACAGGAAAGACTGGATGAAAGAAAAAAGGCTTATGAAAACGTCACAAAAGACGAAGTAATAGCAATGAAAACAGTAAATGAATTGCAGGATGAATCCACAGAAGAACTTGAAAAGAGCCTTGCAGATATAGAGGAAATCAATCGCAAGGTTAGAATAAACCTAGATAAGGATAAAGCGGAAGATGATGCAAGAGAATATCAGGTTCAATATGATAGCCTTACAGGCAAGTTAAATGAAGTCAGAAAGCAAAAGACAGAGTTATTAAATGATGCAAACCTTCCATTACCGGAGCTTACAGTAGATGATGGAAAGCTATTATACAAAGGCCAGCAGTGGGATAACATGTCAGGATCTGACAGGCTGAAGGTAGCTACAGCTATAGTGAGAAAGCTAAAACCTGATTGTGGTTTTGTCTTAATGGATAAACTTGAACAGATGGATATGATTACCTTAAAAGAGTTTAGTGAGTGGCTTGAAAAAGAAGATTTACAAGTAATAGCTACACGAGTGAGCACAGGTGAAGAATGTAGCATAATTATTGAAGACGGTTACGCTAAAGGTTCGGAAGAAAAACCAGAAGCAAAGCAAAAAGAATGGAAAGAGGGGGTATTTTAATGGAAATCATTAGAGGAAAAATACAAAAGGCAACGAAGGTGGTTATTTACGGACCTGAGGGAATAGGCAAGTCAACATTGGCAGCAATGTTTCCTGCCCCGGTCTTTATAGATACAGAAGGATCTACAGGAAGAATGGATGTCGCAAGATTTCCTGCCCCTACAAGTTTTACAATGCTCTTGGAAGAAATAAAAGAGGTTATAAAAGATAACTCTATATGTAAGACATTGATAGTAGATACAGTTGACTGGGCAGAAAAGCTTTGTGCTGAAGCTATTTGTGCTGAAAGGAATGTAAAAGGTATAGAGGATTTTGGATATGGAAAAGGATATACCTATTTAAAAGAAAGTTTTGGGAAGATGTTAAATCTACTCTCTGATGCAGTGGATAAAGGTATTAATGTAGTGCTTACTGCACATGCTATGATGCGTAAATTTGAGCAACCTGATGAAATGGGAGCTTATGATCGTTGGGAGTTAAAACTCTCTAAGCAGTGTTCACCACTTGTGAAAGAGTGGGCCGATATGGTTCTCTTTTGTAACTACAAGACCATTGTTGTGAATGTAGATAATAAAGGAGTGCAAAAAGGAACAAACAAAGCTCAAGGCGGAAGACGTATCATGTACACTTCTCACCACCCTTGTTGGGATGCTAAGAATAGAGATAACTTACCTGAAGAGTTGCCAATGGAATACGAATCAATAAAGGCTGTAATAGAGCACTCTTTAAGTAGTACAGCTAAAAAGGTTGAGCCTTATATGCCTGAGTCGTCACAGATGGACTTTATTGATTATAAGAACGAGCAAAAGAAACAAGAAAAACAGCAGAAGACAGAAATTACAAACACTCCGGATATGGAGGAGCTTCAAGGCGACAAAAGCCAGGTGGAAGAAACACCGCAAAGCAGTGAAGTATCTAAGTATTTTTCAAATCCTGAGCGCATTCCTAAGGCTTTGCGTGATTTAATGGAGCAGAATGACGTTGGAGAATGGGAAATACAAACCGCTGTTATGGGCAAGGGGTATTACCCGGAGGGAACTCTTATACAGGATATGGATCCGGCATTTGTTGAAGGAGTACTTGTAGCCGCATGGCCTCAAGTATTTGAAATAATAAAAGAAATTAAAAAGAATCAAGCAGTTGCATTTAATTAAAGAAAGGTAAAAAAAGATATGGATAACACAATGGATAAGGCTTTAAGTTGGGATGATGAGATTAATTTAGAGAGTGAGTATGAACTCCTCCCTGCAGGTGAATATAACTTTGTTGTTGAATCATTAGGCAAAGGACATTTTGGAGGTTCTGAAAAGATGTCACCTTGTCCGCAAGCTGATTTAACTATCATTATAAAAAAGGCTGACGGAAAAGAAGCCAAAGTATTTGATACATTGTACCTTAATACAAAAGCTGAATGGAAGCTGTCTCAGTTCTTTATTGCTATTGGCCAAAAGAAAAAAGGTGAGCCTTTTACAATGAATTGGGCTAAGGTGCCGGGGTCTCAGGGAAGACTTAGTTTAGTTATAAATGAATACAAAGACAAGAATGGAAACTTGAAGAAGAATAATCGTGTAGAAAAGTACTTGGTACCGGAGAAGAAAGAGTTTACTGCAGGTCGGTTTTAATGGACAACAAAATAGCATTGAGGCCCTATCAGGAAGAGGCTAGGAGAGCCGTTGAGGATACTTGGATAAATGGTACCAAGAGAACTCTCCTGGTACTCCCTACAGGGTGTGGAAAAACAATAGTATTTGCAAAGATTGCGGAGGATATGGTTAGAAAAGGTAACCGTGTTCTTATTCTTGCACATCGTAGCGAACTTTTACAGCAAGCGGCGGATAAAATACAAAAGGCTACAGGTCTTATATGTTCTGTGGAAAAGGCGGAAGAAACAAGTGTGGGTAGTTGGTACATGATTACCACAGGCTCTATACAGACTATGCAACGTGAAAGTAGACTGAGTAAATTTGATCAAGAACACTTTCCGGTAATCATAGTTGACGAAGCTCATCATTGTATATCTGCAGGATATCAAAAGGTTTTACAATACTTTGAAAAATCTATGGTATTAGGTGTTACTGCAACTCCTGATAGAGGAGACATGAGAAACCTTGGAGAGTATTTTGAAACCTTAGCATATGAATACACACTTCCTAAAGCTATAAAAGAAGGATACTTAACTCCAATAAAAGCTCTTACCGTACCACTTAGTATAGATATATCTCAAGTGGGTATGCAGTCGGGAGATTTTTCAAGCGGAGAAGTTGGTAACGCTCTGGATCCATATTTGGAGCAGATAGCAAATGAAATGATTCAATACTGTAAAGATAGAAAAACAGTGGTATTTCTTCCCCTTGTAAAGACTTCTCAAAAGTTTACAGAGATATTAAATAATAAAGGTTTTCAGGCGGCGGAAGTAAATGGAAATAGTGAAGACAGGGAAGAAGCATTAAGAGACTTTGATAAAGGTAAATATAATGTACTTTGCAACTCTATGCTTCTTACAGAAGGGTGGGATTGCCCCTCTGTAGATTGTGTAATTGTTCTAAGGCCTACAAAGGTAAGAGCTCTTTATAGCCAGATGGTAGGTCGTGGAACACGATTATATCCAGGCAAGGAAGAATTATTATTAATAGATTTTCTTTGGCACACTGAGAGACATGAGCTTTGCCACCCTGCCAATTTAATATGTGAAGATGCAGAAGTAGCTAAAAAATTAACTAAGAATCTTGAAGATAAAGCAGGTGTTGCGATAGACCTTGAAGAAGCGGAGAAAACCGCTTCAGAGGACGTTGTTGCACAAAGAGAAGAGGCTTTGGCTAAACAGCTTGAGGAAATGAAGCGCCGTAAGAAGAGATTAGTAGATCCGTTGCAATTTGAAATGTCTATACAAGCCGAAGACCTTGCAGGGTATATTCCTACATTTGGATGGGAAGCAGCACCGGCATCACAAAAGCAAATTAGTACACTTGAAAAACTTGGAATATGTCCTGATGAAATAGAAAATGCGGGTAAAGCAAAGAAGTTATTAGACAGGCTTGATATGAGAAGAGTTGCAGGCCTAACTACGCCAAAACAAATAAGATTTTTAGAAGGCAAAGGATTTCAACATGTTGGTACATGGGATTTTGACAGTGCAAGAAAGTTAATTGATCGTATAGCAGGTAATGGATGGAAGGTACCTCAGGGGATTAATCCTAAGACATATAATCCTTCTTTGCCGGAGATTTTTTAGGAGGATATACGAATGCAAGGTTATGACTTAACAGAATTACTTAAATACATTAATCCGTCTACATTAGATTATCAGGAATGGGTAAATGTGGGTATGGCACTAAAAGAAGAGGGCTATACAGCATCTGACTGGGATTCTTGGAGCAGAAACGATACAAGATATAAGTCAGGCGAATGCTTCCGTAAATGGGGCACTTTTACCAGTTCAGGTGGTTCGCTTGTAACAGGTGGTACTATATATGAATACGCTAAAAGAGGTGGTTTTGTGCCACCTCAAAAAAATACCGAAACAAGTTATGCTCTCTCATGGGATGATACTATCGTAAAAGATGATTTAACTATAGTAGACAGTACTTGGCTTGAGGAAAGAGAAATAGAAGAGCCTTCTGATGAAAATTGGAACCCGGTACATGAGCTTATTGCTTATTTACAGACACTATTCCAAAGTACAGAGAACGTGGGGTATGTAACTGAAGTTTATAACAATGAAGACAAGTTAAGCCCTAAAAAAGGTAACTGGGATAGAACAGCAGGCCAGCTTATAGAAGAGCTTAGAAAATACAATGATATAAGTTCGGTGTTTGGAGACAGCAACCCTGAAGCAGGGGCGTGGATTAGATTCAATCCACTGGATGGAAACGGAATCAAAAATGACAATGTGACAGATTATCGCTATGCGTTAGTAGAGTCTGATACAGTATCTCTAGGCAAGCAGAACGCAATTATGCGTGAGTTGGAGCTTCCTATAGCTTGTATGGTCTACTCAGGAAAGAAATCAGTACATGCAATAGTAAAGGTAGAAGCGCAAGACTATCAGGAATATAAGAAGCGCGTGGAGTACCTATATAAGGTATGTGAAAAGAACGGATTAAAGGTTGATACTCAAAATAAAAACCCTTCTAGATTATCGAGAATGCCTGGAATAAGAAGAGGCGAACACAAGCAATTTTTGATTACTACAAATATAGGTAAAAGTAATTGGAGTGAATGGTATGAATGGATAGAGGGGGTTAATGATGATTTACCTGATCCTGAAGAACTGACTAATCTTTGGGATGATATACCACCGTTAGCGGACTGCCTAATAGATAATGTGCTTAGGCAAGGCCACAAGATGTTGCTTGCAGGACCAAGTAAAGCAGGTAAGTCTTTTGCACTCATTGAGCTTACAATTGCTATTGCAGAAGGCAAGAAATGGTTAGGATTTCAATGTGCTAAAGGTAAAGTATTATACATAAACCTTGAGCTTGACAGAGCATCATGTTTGCACCGTTTCGCAGATGTATATAAAGATTTAGGGTACAAGCCGGATAACTTAAAAAACATAGATATATGGAACTTAAGAGGTAAGGCCGTTCCTATGGATATGCTTGCACCTAAGCTTATTAGAAGGTCGGAGAAAAAAGGATACACAGCTATAATATTAGATCCTATATACAAGGTTATTACAGGAGATGAGAACAGTGCAGACCAGATGGCTAAGTTTTGTAATCAGTTCGACAAGATATGTACAGAGTTACATTCGGCGGTTATTTATTGTCACCACCATTCAAAAGGCGCACAGGGCGGTAAAAGGTCCATGGACAGAGCTTCAGGCTCAGGAGTTTTCGCAAGAGATCCTGACGCACTGCTAGACCTTATAGAGCTTGAACTTACAGACGATATAAAGAAAGCTGAGAATGGCAAAGCAAGGATTAGGGGAATAGAAAAAGCTTTGAATGAGTATCTACCGGGATGGAGTGAAGAAGTAGGCCAAGATGATAGGTTGAGCCCTTCAGCTATGCAGGATTTTGCAACAGGAAAGCTTAACTTTGATCAGTCTACAAAGATGATGGAATATATTGCAAAAGAACAGGAACATCAATCTTATATTACAGCATGGAGAATTGAAGGAACACTTAGAGAGTTCCCGTCATTTAAGCCATTGAATTTTTGGTTTAAGTATCCAGTGCATCAATCTGATGAAAGCGGAGTACTTGCAGATATCAATACCAACGCAGAAGCAACATCTTGGCAAAAAAAGAGTTTTGCTGAGAAGTTTGCCAAGTCACAAAAGGAAAAAGGCGAAGAAACTTATAAAGTTTACATAGATGCGCTAGAAGAATTATTTGATGATTCTGTCGAAAATATTACCGCAGAAGAGCTATCAGGAATAATCGGAAAGAGCGAAGATGTAATTAGAAAGGATTTTTGCGGAGATAAATTTAGAGGAAAAGAAAGACCACGACTAAAAAATAAATTAAAAAAGGCAGGGTATGTTTATGAAAAAGGAAAGATTTTAAGGAATGTGGACATACAACCGGACATACAAAAATGATGTCCAGAGATGAACATGGACATACATTTGGACATACAATTTTCATTATGTCCAGTTTAGATATTTTAGCTTTTGGACATACAACTGGACATACATTTTTAGTTATGTCCATGTCCAGTGGACATACAACTGGACATTATATATATAAA